GATCGAGTTCAATGAGCCGCGCACGACGTCCAGTCTTCTCGCAAGCAATCAGCGTCGAGCCTGAACCGCCAAACGGATCGAGCACCAGGTCGCGGGTCTTGCTGCTGTTGCGTACCGCACGCTCCACCAGTTCGACCGGTTTCATCGTCGGATGCAGGTCGTTCTTCTGCGGCTTCTTGACGTTCCAGACGTCGCCCTGATCGCGCGCACCGCACCAGAAGTGATCTGTGCCGTCGCGCCACCCGTACAGGATCGGCTCGTACTGGCGCTGATAGTCGGCGCGGCCGAGCGTGAAGGTGTTCTTGGCCCAGATGATGAAGGTGGACCACCGACCACCGGCGGCACGGAAGGCGGACTGCAGCGTGTCTAGCTCCGAGGAGCTCATCGCGATGTAGACCGCGCCCTTGTTGTGGGTCAGGATGTTCGTGCATGCATCCAGAAGGAAGCTGCCAAAGCCTTCCCCCAGGTTGTCGTTCATGATGGGGCGGTTCTTGCCGCGCATCTTGTCCTTCGCCGTGTTCGCGTAATTCACGTTGTAGGGCGGGTCGGTGAAGGTCATGTCCACCAGTTCGTCGCCCAGCAAGGCTTTGTAATCATCAGCCTTGGTGGCGTCGCCGCACAGCAGCTTGTGCTCGCCCAGGATCCAGATGTCACCGGTCTTGGAGATCGGGTTCTCGGTGACTTCGGGCACGGTATCTTCATCGGTGAGGCCATCCTTCGTGGCTTCCTCACCAGCGATCAGTGCTTCCCACTCCTCTGGCGAGAAGCCGGTAAGGCCGAGGTCGAAGCCAGCGTCCTTAAGCTCCGCCAACTCGATGCCGAGCAGTTCATCCTCCCAGGAGGCGTTCTCGCCGATCTTGTTGTCCGCGAGGATCAGGGCACGCCGCTGCGTGTCGGTCAGATAGTCCATGGGGACCACAGGCACCTCGGTCATTCCGAGCTTGCGTGCAGCCAGCAAGCGCCCGTGCCCAGCGATGACATTGTTCTGCCCATCCACCAGGATCGGCGCGCCCCAGCCGAACTCCCGGATGCTGGCAGCGATCTGCGCCACCTGCGCATCCGAATGCTGCTTGGCATTGCGGGCATAGGGGATCAGCACATCGACTGCGCGGTATTCGAGTTTCAGAGGGTTCATTTGAGAGCCAGAAATGCAAAAACCCGCGCCGGCAAAGTCGGTCGCGGGTTTCGGGAGGACGCGTTATGCGGTGCGGCTGCACTACTCAAGACGCTGTCCAGAAGATAGCGGAAATACTACGCCATCGAAGCCGTTTTGTTGCAGGCCGTTTTCGGGCTGATCTGGACATTCAAGGCAAGACAAAGACAACCAGCCAACCCATTACCCTAAATTGCTCAGGATTTTGGATGTCATGGCGAGTCCTGGAGAGCCGTTAAGCTGGACTGCGACTAGTTCCAGCGCTCGCTGCCAGCGCCGCCACGCCGTTGTTCGATCGCAGCCAAAGCGTCGCGTGATTTCGCGCCAGCGATAGTTGTCGGCGCGCATCCACACCAGGTGCCGTTGCTCGACTTCAAGCCACTGCACCCATTGCATCACTTCCAGCATCCGGTCAATCGCTTCCGGAGTGGGTGGAAACGGACGGTAGCCTCGATCCTCAGCGCCAAGTATCTCCCAGGGCTGGCGCACGATCTGAGGCCAGGTGTTGAAGTAGCCTTGAACGCGAACCGGAGGCAGGCGGCGAGCCGTGATCACGGCTTCGTGAAAGCGCGCAGCGATCTCTTCGATCGTCCAAAGGATGTCACGTCGTGCCACGGGTCATCCCTCCTGAGCCGTAAAGCCGCTCGCCAATCCGGCGGATGAGTTCGCGTTCGATGAAGTCCAGTCGCGCATCTGAATCGCTGACCACCAGGATGTGCTCCTCGCGCCAGCCGCGCCGCTTTACCGCCTCGACGTCCATACGTTCCGGCTGGATCCGCCCGAGCGGGCTGCAGTAGGTGGAACTGGGCGTCTTCATGTCACACCACCTGTGTGTGGTGAAGTTCGACCGCCCAGTGCAGGATCGCCAGTGCGTCGGCTTCGTTGTCGTCAGCCGGCGTATGACCACGCCCACGCATGGCCACAATCATGTCCTCCTTGCCGGCGTTACCCTTGCCAGTGGCGTGCTTCTTGATCGTGCCTACCGGCACACCCTGATACGGGATCTGGTGGTGCTCGCACCAGCTGGTGAGCGTGGCAAGGAATCCGCCGTAAGCGTGCGCAGCATCGGTAGACACATGCCGACGCACCTCCTCAAAGTGGAGCGAGTCGATGCCATCGGCATGCGCCTTGAGTTCGGTGAGCCAGCGCTTGAAGCGCAGGAAACGCATACCGCCGCCTTCGAAGCGCTGCGGCCGAAAGCTCTGTGTGCCGCTCGTGACGGCGCCATCACGCGTCCGAAGCGCCCAGCCGGTGGTGGTTCCCAGGTCGAGGGCGAGAATCGTTGCAAGCATGGGGTCAGTTCCTTTCTTTGACGGAACTGACGGATCGGACGGGTTCTGTCGTAACTTTCCATGGCGCGCGCGTATGCGCGTATAGAGACTTGCGAGGAACTGCGTCAGATCCGTCAGTCCGATGTGTTGGCATAGGCTTTCAGTGGTCCGAGTACGGGGTGTAGCTGGGTACCGGCGGGTGCTTGAGACCCAATCCGCGAAACCCTCTCAACCCGGTTGTGTTGCGCCATTTCTCAATCCCACGGCTGAGCAAGAGATCTGAAAATCGCTTCTGCGAGCCGATGAATTCGCCTGCCGAATCGGCCCACTGCTTCCAGTCGGTAAAGAGCTCGGCAGTGAGCGACTTCGCATTGGGTTCGCTCACGCAGCGCTCCTCCAACCAACGTCCGAGGGCATCCTCAGCCTCGAAGTACTCCTCGGTGGCATCGAGAACCTGCTTAGGTGGATCCAGCCTGCCAATGCGCTGCCACTCCAGGCATCCCTGAACCGCCCATGCGAGGATGCCGTCGCGCTCAGCCAGAAGTTTTTGTTGCAGGTGCTTGTCGCGCTTCTCAGGCGGTACCGTGATCGTGAAAGGGATCAGGTGCAGACGGCGCTTCATGGCCTCGTCGATATTGCGGATCGCCGGCTTGTGATTGCCTGCCACAAAGAGCTTGAACTGCGGGAAAAACTCGAAGAAGTCCTGACGCATGAAGCGCGCGGCAATCTTGTCGCCCCCGGTCAAGTTCTTGACCTTGGACTCTGCCCAGCGACGGCCTTGTTCGGTTTCGATGGCTGCCACAAAGCGCGCGCCACGCAATCCGGCCATATCGGTGGGGTGCCGGTCTGTACGGGTCTCCATGAAGGTATCCATCGGCGCATTGGTCGCGTAATCCCCGAGGATCGTGGCCAATGTGTTCACGAACACCGACTTGCCGTTGGCACCGGTGCCGTAGAGGAAAAACAAGGCGTGCTCGCGGGTCGATCCAGTCAGCGCGTAGCCGACCATGCGCTGCAGGTAGGCCTGCAGTTCCTTATCGCCACCCGTAACCTCATCCAGAAATTGCAGCCAGATCGGGCACTCACCGCCGGGGGTCGCCGTGGTGATCTTGGTCATCCTGTCGGCCCGGTCATGCGCACGCTTTCGTCCTGAGCGGAGGTCAGTCACGCCACCCGGCGTATTGAGCAGCCACGGATCGGCGTCCCACTCGTCGGTCGTCGCCGCATGCCTGCGGTCAGCTCGGGCCAGTCGCTCAACGCCGCTCACCGTGCTGGCGCTTGCCAGCTTTGCTGCAACCTTTGGATTGGCGGCCTTCAGTGCGGCGTGACGACAGACGCTGCGGATCAGATCTGTCGCCGCAAGCGTGTCTTCGGTGCGCCAGCGGCAGCCGTCCCAGACCAACCAGCGACCCCAGGTGGCGACGTAGCGCCAGTCCCGGTGGAAGCGGCGCGTGAAGGCCAGGGCGAGCGCATCTTCCGTACCCCAGACCGACTCGTCGGTACTCGCCACAGGTTCATCATCGGCGGTGACGTCGTGCATCTGCAGACGTGGGCCGTGGGCGAGGAAAGCGCCCACGTCGAACCCTTCTACGATGGCATCCGCCGCATCCCATCCCTCTGCAGCCTCCTCCGGCGGATAGAGGATGTGGCAGGTCCGCGCACCGGCGGACAAGATGGCCTGAGCCGCCTGCGCTGCGTATTCCCAGCCCGGTTTATCGCGGTCAGGCCAAATGAGGACGGCCTTACCCGCAAGCGGCGTCCAGTCGGTCTTTTCGACCGGCGCATTGGCGCCATGCATCGCGGTAGTGGCGACGATGCCGGCGTAGATGAGCGCCTGCGCACACTTTTCACCCTCGACCAACACCACCTGGCTGGCGCCCACCAATCCAGGTTGGTTGTAAAGCGGTCGCGGGTCAGGCGGGGCCATCTTGCGACGCTTCGCATCCCAGGGGCGGAACTCCTTTTTCCGCCCCGGCGGGTCGTAGCGATAAACGACGGCAATCAGACTGCCAGCCGCATCCAGGTAATCCCACTTGGCAGTCGCAGGCCCAAGATCGTCGACCGGCGCTTCCTTCCGAGTCTTGCGTGTGGGCGTTGGCGGTGCTCGTCCAACCAGGTCAGCAGCCGCATCAAGTACCCGCGGGAACTCTGTGTGGACGTCCACGCCGCTGTGAGCTGCGATCAGGTCAAAGATGTCGCCGCCGTCCCCGGTGGCGCGATCGGTCCAGAGGCCCGTTTTCTCGCCGTCAAGAACAACCTCCAGGCTGTCACCGGGACTACCCAGCACATCGCCGATAAGGAACTTGCCGCGCCGCTTCTTGCCGGCGGGGAACATCGAAAACAGGACCGATTCGAGCCGTGAAATCAGGTCGGACCGAATCTGGTCTCGCTGAGCTTGTCGATCGATGTCCGATGAGGTGGGGCTCTCGTTGAAGTCAATCATGCTGACTCCCCACCGTCAGATTCGCTCCGATGCAAAACGGCAGAGCTTTGCGTCGCCCACACCGACAGTTCTGACAGCCGATACCGGACCAGCCCTCCCATCAGGTAATGGGGGATCCGGTACTTTGACCGCATGGCGTGGTCGGCGAACCAGTAGTACGGAAGGCGTAAAGCGGCAGCCGCCTGCTTGGCATCAATCATCGGCTCCACTTGTTCAATGGGCGCTTTCTTGCTGTTCATGGTTCGTTCCTCCAGCACCGGTCCTGCCACGAGCACATCCGGCATTCGAAATGGGTGGAGTCGTGATACGCCCGAGCCAGCAGCTCACCGGCATCGGTAGCTCCGATCACCTTGATCGCCCGGTCCGACATTCGCTGGGCGAGAGCCGCATCGAAGGGCACGAGCTCCGTGTAGATCTCCATCGTGTCGGCGTTGATCGCCGTGAAGATCGCCGGGTGCTCATGCAACTGCAGATAGGCCTGATAGAGCACCACCTGCGCGTGGTAGACCGGCTTGGAGACCGCGAGCTTGTTCTTCTCGAGGTCGCGCCCCG